TATAATACTCTATACATATAGAGTCAATACTATTTTTACTGTTAGATAGGCGTTATCAATAACCCTGAAATTAGTTGGAGACTACAATGACAGATTTACTGAAAGAAGCAATCGCAGATGCAAAGGCAGTCCGTGAAGTGGCACTTGCCAATGCTAAGCTTGCTCTCGAAGAAGCCTTCCAACCACGTATTCAATCCATGATCGCAACAAAACTCTCAGAAGAAGCCGAGTCAGACGAAGAAATGACAGAAGGTGAAGATGAGTGGTATATGGAAGGCGAAGAAGGTGAAGAAACGATGGAAGAAGGTGATGACGAAGAAATGCCGGTAGAAGAAGGCGACGACGAAGAACCAGCAATGGAAGAAGCCGAAGAAGAAATGCCGGTAGAAGAAGGTGATGACGAAGAGACACCAATGGAAGAAGGTGACGACGAAGAGACACCAATGGAAGAAGGTGACGACGAAGAGATTGATGAAGACCTCATGGAAATCATCCGTCAACTCGAAGAAGAACTCGACTCATCAGAAATTGGAAAGGGTGATAACAAGCAACCTTCCAAGTATGCTTCAGATGACAGCACAACAGACAAGAAAGAAAAGCTTGTGCAGTTAGTTGAAGAAGAGGAAGAAGAAGCGCCAGCAGTAGAAGAAGGTGATGAAGAAGAAGCTGACATCAAGGAAATTCTTCGTGCTCTTCGTGAAGAAGACGAAGAATCAGAAATGGAAGAAGGCGAAGATGAAGAACCAGCAATGGAAGAAGGTGAAGATGAAGAAAAAGCTGAAATGGAAGAAAAAGTCAATGAAGCTTATGCGGTCATCCAATTCTTACGTGAAAAGCTAAACGAAGTCAATCTTCTTAACTCTAAGCTCTTGTTCTCAAACAAACTTTTCCGTTCATACTCTTTAACAGAGTCACAAAAGGTCACAGTTATTGAAAACTTTGATCGTGCAGGTAGTTTGCGTGAAGTCAAGTTGGTTTATGCAACACTCGCTGAATCATTCAAGGGTCGTTCTATGAAGACACCAAAGTCAACAAAGAAATCATCTTTGAAGGAATCATTTGCAAGTAAGCCACAAGCAAGCACACGTCCATCTAAGAAGATTCTCACAGAATCAAATCAGGTGGCAGATAGATTTAAGAAATTAGCAGGTTTATTATAACTTTTTAAATTGGAGACACATAAATGAGTATTCAATCAATTTTAGGCTCTACAAACTCAGCTCATAAGAATCTTATGAATGAGAACAAGGGCGCTATCAAGAAGTGGGAAAAGACAGGACTTCTTGATGGTATCAAGACAGAGTTCGAAAAGAACTCAATCGCGGTTCTTCTTGAGAACCAAGCAAAGCAACTTATCGACGAATCATCACGTACAGGTACAGCAGCTGGTTCAGAAGAATGGGCTGGCGTTGCTCTCCCACTTGTTCGTCGTATCTTCTCTGAAATCGCAGCAAAGGATTTCGTTTCAGTTCAACCGATGAACCTTCCTTCAGGTCTCGTGTTCTTCCTTGACTTTAAGTACGGAACAGCACAACCTGGATTCACAACAGGTGCTGGTAAGGATTCACAAGCTGACTCTGTATTCGGTGTAACTGGTACCGGTGCTAAGGATGCTGACCCGTCAGGCGGTCTTTACGGTGCTGGACGTTTCGGCTATTCAGTCAACGATACAACAACAACAGCAATCACAAAGTCAACATCACTTGCAGCTGATGCTTTCACAACAGGTTCAGTTTCAACATCTTCAAAGTCTGTTTATCAATTTGATACAGAATTCGAAGCTGCATATCTTACAGCTCTCAACGCTGGCAATATCTTCACAGTAACATTCTCAACAGCATCACTTTCAACACCTGACTTCGAAGGAGTTCGTGCTTACAGAATCAGTGGTTCAAATGTTGCAGGTTACTTCCCACAATTCACATTTACAAACGCAGCAAACACACAAGTAACATTTGTTGTTTCAGGTGCTGCTGCTCCAACAGGCAACGTATTCGTGACATATCAGAAGCAACCAACATCAACAACTCGTGGTGACTTTGAAGAACAATCATCAGGTGCAGACATTGGTATCCCAGAAATCAACCTTGAACTTCGTTCTGAGTCAATCGTGGCTAAGACACGTAAGTTGAAGGCAGTCTGGACACCAGAATATGCTCAAGACTTGAACGCTTACCACTCAATCGACGCTGAAGCAGAATTGACATCAATGCTTTCTGAGTACATCTCACAAGAAATTGATCTCGAAATCCTTGATATGCTTATCAAGAACGCTCAGACAACAGAAAGATGGTCAGCTCGTATCGGTCGTGCTTATGATGCCGCTTCAAGTGGTTTCTCTGACTACGCAACAAACCAAGCTGCTGCAGCTGCTTTCAACCAACAGACATGGTTCCAAACACTTGGTACCAAGATCCAAAAGGTATCAAACGTTATCCACCAGAAGACACTCCGCGGTGGTGCTAACTTCCTCGTATGTTCACCACAAGTCGCAACAATCCTTGAGTCAATCCCTGGATATGCTGTAGACGGTGAAGGTATGAAGTTTGCGATGGGTGTTCAGAAGGTTGGTTCACTCAATGGTCGTATCACAGTTTATAAGAACCCATATATGCTTGAGAATCAAATTCTCGTCGGTTTCCGTGGAACACAATTCCTCGAAACAGGTGCAGTGTATGCTCCTTATATCCCACTCGTGATGACACCGTTGGTATATGACCCAGCGAACTTCACACCACGTAAGGGTGTAATGACTCGCTACGCTAAGAAGATTGTCCGTCCAGAATTCTATGGTCTCATCCAAGTTTCTGACCTCGGTGACATCTAATCTATCTTTGAGATAGAAGTAAATTGAAGAAGGGAGTGAGAAATCACTCCCTTTTTCTTTTATTAGGATATATTTATGTGTATACAAAACTTAGTATACTGTAAGGAGATATTTCAATGAATGACAGGCAAAAAATGACATCACTCAAGTATTTGCTAAACGAAGTAATGAGTGAAAAGAAAATCAGCGGTCGAGTTGGTAGGCAATTATCAATTCAATCAAATGTTGATGAGATTACGATGAATGCCATGCTAAAATCTGGATTTTTTACGGTGAACGAATCTACCGCACTAAACGTATTATTTGGTGCATCAAATACAAAATCGCTGAATGAATCGACTATAAGTACCATCGACGGGATTGTAAATAAAGTAGTAGAATCCATTGATTCAAATCGGGTTCTTTCCGAAGGATTTTTAGGTGATATATGGGATGGTTTGAAAAAATTAGGAAACAAAGCAAAGGAAGCATTATCAGGTGGTTGGAATAAAGTAAAGGCAATTTGGGGCGAATTCAAAGAATTGACCGAGGCATTTGTAGAAGTAATGAAAGACGGATTCCGTAAAGGATTGGATTCAGCTAAGAAATTTGCTATGGATCAAGTTAATTCTGTAAAAGATGAAGTAATGACTCTAGCAGCTCCCGTACTTGATAAATTAGACAACATTGGAGAGGAAAAGAAATTTGCGAATGAAGTTGTTAATGCTTATGAAACTGGCCAGTGGGTTGCAACTCAAATGAGAGGACAGGTTGTTGAAAAAGGCCAGTGGGCAACTGATGTTGTAAAGGGCAATGGACAACCAGAAGAGCCACCAGCAGTAGATCCAAAGGCAATGGAAAAAGGATTTGAAGAACTAAAACAAGAAGAGGGCATTCAGACCCGTAAAAAACTTATAGAATCAAAAACACGTCTGTTCAGCAATCCAAACTTTTTACGTGAATTGTATATTTCTTCTCAGAAAAGACTAAATGAAGGTGGTTCGGGTGCAGCTCACCTTGAAGATGCTTTAGGAAATTCGTGGTTAAAAAAGGCAGTCCATTGGTGTGTACAGGTGTTTCAATGGGCCTTGATTCCATTAGCAAAAGCGGCACAGGAATACGCCCAAAAGAAAGGTCCGGAACTATTAGAGACAGCTTCAAAAAGTATTAATTTCTTAGGAGGTCCGGGTGTTTATAAGTTCCCTATGCTTGGACTTATTGTTGCTGAACTTTTAGAAATAGTCATCAAAACATTTACACCCGGAACTGCAGATGCGGCAAAATGGGTAGCTGGGATTTTTTATCCACCACTCGTACCAATACTAGCAACAGCAGACACTGTGATAAAAATCATAAAGACGATTCTGTTGGTCTATACAGTTGGAACTATATTGTTCAATCTGATTGTCTCTATCAGAAAAGCATACACGGATTGGAAAATCGAAAAAGCTGGTCAAGGTGGAGGTGGTGGTGAAGAACCAGAAGTTCAAACCGCTGGTTACAAACCTAAAGGTTCATTCAAATTGAAAGAAGGCAAACTGGTATTCATCCAGTGATATAAAAAAAATATAATTCTGAAAAGGGTGGACATTCGTTCACCCTTTTTAGTTTTGAAAGACTATTTATAACATATGGACATATTCACAGATTACATAGACCTTGTAAAACTCGGAATATCGAGTCTTGTCACACTCTTGGGTGTGTTTTTGTCTTGGTTCCTCAAGTACAAGTACGGTGAATATAAACACAAGAAAGTTACCCGTGAAATTTCTCAATCAAAATTAGTCCAAACAATCCTTGAACAACAACTACACGAGTATGGATGTCAACGTGCATTTATTCTTCAACGTCATAACGGTGGTAAGTTCAAAACAGGACGTTCTATGAATAAACTTTCAACAACCTTTGAAGCACTTGAAGAGGGTGTGAGTACAGAGTTCAAGGAATATCAAAATCTACCAATAACACTCTATTCCAGTTTAGTTGATTCAGTCCAAACTGAACGTGGTATATTTCCATCAATAGAAGACATAGATGATATACTAACAAGAGCCTTCTTCACGCAACGTGGAACGAAGTCTGCTGTTGTATATCCAATTGTACGTGGTATGGAACTGATGGGTATGGTTGGATTTGAGTGGACACATAAGGCTAAGAATATGGAAAGTTCCTTTGTGGAACTGAAACAAGACGGTAAAGTTATAGGAGAAACCCTTTCTAAATTATTGTAGGAGTTTTTATGATAAATGAAAATGCAGAAGAATACATTATAGAAGAAGAAGTTGCTGGTATTGAAGTTTCAGGTATAAAGAAAGGGAGGAAACAAATAAAAAACAAGATACATTTCAACTTATCGTTGAATGTAGAACAAAAAGAAGTAAAAGCTAGTATATTGAGAGATACCATCTCTGTTCTAACGGGTAAAGCTGGTTCTGGTAAAACACTTCTTGCAACACAAATTGCTCTTGAATATCTTTTCTATCGTGAAGTTGAACGAATCATCATTACAAGACCGACGGTTTCCAATGAAGATATTGGATTCTTACCCGGTGACATAAAAGAAAAGATGAATCCGTGGGTTGCTCCAATTCATGCAAATATGTATATGTTATACGGTAAACCAAAGATTGAGAAACTCATAAACGAAAACATAATTGAAATTGCACCGATTTCATTCCTTCGTGGTAGAACATTCGTAAATGCTTGTGTTATTGTTGATGAAGCCCAAAACGTAACAAAGTCACAGATGGAGATGATTCTTTCCCGTCTCGGTACAAATTCCAAGATGTTAATCTGTGGTGACGTAACACAAACAGACCTAAAGAACAAGAAAGACTCTGGTTTCCCATATTTATTTAATATGGTCAACTCTGTTCCTGGTCTTGGTGTGTATGAACTAAAAACAAATCATCGCCATCCAATAGTTGACAATATATTGAACTATTTTGAAGAACAGAAATAAGAGAAATAAATGATAGAAATTCCTATCTGGCCTGGCAGTTCAAGTTTTACAACCGGTAGTACACCATTCGGAACATTCGATTCTGATGCAAGATTTCGATCAGATATTGATGCATTTGCAGATTGGTGTGCTAAGAGAATGGGTTATCCGATAGTGGATATTGAATTACAAGACGTAAACTTTTACGCTTGTTTTGAAGAAGCAGTTTATGAGTATTCTTACAATGTGAATCAATTCAATATTCAACAGAATCTATTGAGTATAATGGGTACTCCCACAAATAACAACTTGACCCATGAACATATATCTACGAACATGGGTGGTTTGATTCAACTTGCAACTGAATATGGTTCTGAAACGTTTACAAACGGTAATGTGAATTTTTATTCGGCTTCTATTGATGTACAGTATGATCGTCAAAATTATGATCTAAATGCACTAATACGAGATGTATACAAACCAACAGGTTCTATTGAGATAAAGAAAGTTCACCATTATGCTCCACCAGCATCTATTCGTTTCTATGACCCATACTTGGGTAATCAGGCGATGTTAGATACGTTCGGCTTCGGTGCATATTCAACAGGTGTTTCCTTTATGTTGATGCCTATGTATGCTGACTTACTTCGCATTCAGGCAATTGAGTTCAATGATTTGATGAGAAAGTCGTCATATTCTTTTGAGTTAATAAACAATCAACTTAGAATATTCCCACGACCTGTCAGAGATTTCAAATTGTGGATTGAGTATATTGTAAAAGAAGAACGTTCTAACCCATTGAAATATCAACCAATATCTGGTTCTGGTGTAACAGGGCTCGTTTCCGATATGTCTAATGCTCCATATGATTACATGGTATATTCAAACATAAATTCGGTTGGACACAGTTGGATCTATAATTACGGACTTGCATTGGCAAAAGAAATGTTGGGTTATGTTCGTGGTAAGTATGGAAGTATTCCAATTCCAAACGGTGAAACAACACTAAATGCATCGGACTTACTAAGTGCCGCTTCAACGGAAAAACAAGCTTTAGTTGAACAACTTAGAACAATGTTGGACACGATGACCCGTTCCAAGTTACTTGAAGCAAAACGACTTGAGGTAGAGGCACTTGGTGTTTCACTAAATGCAACTCCTTTGAAAATTTACATAGGATAAATCCATGCCACTATTTCATGGACAACGAGATGCTTCTTTAGTTCACAAGTTCAATACCGAATTGATTGTGGATATTATAGATACCGAAGTTGCTTTGTACAAACTTTCATTAGAAAATACAAAAACAAATATCTATGATGAATCTGATAAAAAAGTGTATCATCAGCCAATAAAGATACCGTCGCTTATCAATCGTCAACCACAGACATTCGAAGGCACAGAGTTTGGACAAGACTATACTCAGGTTTGTGATTTTGGATTTATTCGAGAAATTCTAAAAGACGTTGAAACGTATATTGAAGTCGGTGACGTAATAGAATATAATGGGGAATACTGGGAAATAGATGCCATTCAAGAAAATCAATACTTCGGTGGTAAGAATCCTGATTATTCTTTTGCAACGGAAAGATGGGGTCACAATGTTTCTATCATAGCCAATACACACTTGACAAGACGTTCTCGTATCAATATTGAAGAAGTTCGTTCCGCTCCAAGAGTTTCTGAAAACAATAATTTACCGGATAACATATAATGCCAAAAAATTCATCGCCATATCGTAAACCACCTGTACGAAGAACCATAGATTCTTTTATAGATGACAAAAATATTGAAGAACGTCCACGGATTGATTTGGGTAAATCAAGACATACTCAAACTCGTAGAGACAAGGATAGAACGAAATCAATAGGGATTACTCTATATGATATAGATTTTGCAGTAAAATCGTTTATAGATAATTCAATGCTACTCAGAGTGGATGATAACGGTGAATCAATTGTAGTTCCAACCCTTTATGCAAATTCTGAAAAATGGGCATCAATACAAAGAAACGGTTATCTAAAAGATAAAAAAGGAAAAACATTGGTTCCACTCATCACATTTAGACGTTCAAGTGTGAATATGAAAAGTGAGTTGAGACGGAATAAAGTTGCTACAACAAATCAACTTGGTTACGTTCTAAAACAAAAATATAATAAGAACTCACCATATGACAAATTTTCTACACTATATGGTGTAAACGATAGAAGTGTTCAGGAATATATTATAACACCAATACCCGATTACGTCGATGTTTCGTATGATTTTATTGCTTGGTGTGAATACCAAAATCAATTGAATTATATTGTAGAACAATTTGTATATTTCACTGGTCAATCTTTTGGTGAAAGAAATTCTCTGAAGTTTTCTACAAATGTGGACTCTTTCACGATGGAGGACAATAATACAACTGGTCAAGACAGGGTGGTGAGATGTTCATTCCAAATAACTGTTCATGGTTATTTACTTCCAAAAAATGCCGGAACTGATATTACAACAAAAAGATTTATTGGACCAAATAGAGTTACATTCGGTACCGAATCTTATCCTAATTTATCAACCGCAATAAGACAAAATGATTCAAGATTTGATAGTGGAATGAACTCGGATGAATACGAGAAATACTTGGACTTACAACGAAGGCTAAATGATCTCACAGAAATATCATTGAGAAATAGTCCAGATGTGTATCCTACGGAAAATGATTGATATTTATTACTATAGTTACGTTTTACAATAATAGAAGAGGTTTTTATGTCAGACAATATATCAAAAGAATTTCAAGCCGAAGATATTCAAGCTGTGAAAGATTTACAATCAAGATACGCAACTAACACGGCACAGATTGGTCAAGTAGAAGTGGAACTACACTTATTGAAAAGAAGATTATCTCAAATTGAAGAAATGCGAGTAAACCTTTTTTCAACCTATGATGAACTTCAAAAACAAGAAAAAGAGTTGGTTGCTTCCTTGAATGAAAAGTACGGTGACGGTGTTCTTGACTTAGATTCTGGTAAATTTATACCATCTGCTCAATAAGTTTGAGTTTTTTTACTCATATTTATAGTAGAGATAATTACACAATTTTTTGGAGATAAATAGTGGCTAATGAAAGAATTGTAAGTCCTGGCGTGTTTACGGTAGAAAAGGATCTTTCGTTCTTACCA